TATTGTTGTCGAAGAATGTTTATTACAGATGTTGATTTAATGAATGTAATTTAAATTCTTACTATTTTTTAAGGATGACTGAAAATAATTCAGATAATATAACTATTGATAGTAAACTTAAAGATATTGATATGTATATTGAAAAAACAATAGAAAATAAATTTAATATATTAAAAAAATCTATAAAGTTAGAAAATAAAACAAATAATAGTATCAGTCAACTAACTATATTNGAATTATATCAAAATACAATAGAATATATGATAGATATTATAAATGATTTTAGTANTTTTTTGAGTATCAATCATAAAGGATATTCAAGTCAAGAATATAGAAAAATTTTATTTGATATTTTTTTTAGCAATAATAGAATTTTATATACNGGAATNGTTTTTATATTTATATCTTTTATTATTTATTTTATTGATGATATTTCACTATAAAAATATAATTTAATTTAATAAAGATGAATGATAAATATGGTTATTTATACATATATATATTTATTTTAGCATTAATATTTTATATAATTGCAAATTATGAAACAAATGTTTTAATATCTATTATAATTATATTTATAATTGGATATTTATTTTATTTAAAGATAAATAATGATTTAGAAAAGAATCAGTATGAAGAGAAAAAAATTAAAGACAAAATTAATAATAATTTAGTAAATGTTAGTTATTTTAATTCGTTAAATGGAAATATTGATAAAATTCCAAAAGAATTCAACTATTTATTAAAAGATGACATATTAACACAAATAATTCTTGATATTAATTTTATAAATAAATTTAATAAAACATTATACATTGATATTATACTTAATATTGATAAATTAATGAAAATATATATATATATATTAAATAATATATATCATCCAAGTCAATACATATCTTCATTTATTGAAACAAAAAAATATATATTAGAGTTATTAAATTCGGTAAAATTAAATGTTCCAATTATATCAAAATATACTATTGGATTTAATTTACATAATAGAGTTGATAAAAATATAATGTTATTTAAAATGAGAGTAAGAAAGATGATTACAATAATACATAATTATTCTAAATACGAAAAAAATATTTATTTGGAAGATATTGAAATAGAACCATCTAATTTATAAAAAACTACTTTTAAATATTTTAATAGTAGTTGTATCCGGAACTAAAATATTTTTGTTATTTTTTTCATTTGCTATTCCAGATGATACTATTGTGTGATATAAACCAATTTCATTATCATTAAATTTTTCAATAGTTTTATAAGTTATTTCTAATATATATAAAATAAAGTTTATAATAAATATACCTAAATACATTATTATGTTCTATTAATATATTTTTTTATATTTTGAGGCAAAATTGGTACTAAATTATCAAATATTATAGTAATAAATACGATTATTAATGCAATAAATATACTTTTTTTAATTTTTTCAATATCATCTGGGGTTAAATAAATTATTAATGTTATTATAATAACTAAAATTATATTTTTTACCAGTCTTAAAACAAATTCTTCGTAATCTATATTCATTTTCTAAAACTATATAAGATTATTTTAATTATCAATAATTATAGATGGAGGGATTAGTTAGNACTAAAGAACANGACTATTTAGATGAAGATAAACAAATAAAAAATCAAAATTATTGTCTATTATCATTTATTAGTCCNGAAGATGTAATTAAAAATAAAGAATCGTATTATGTAAAAGCATTTTTAGATAAATTTTCTAAAGATATGGATACATTATTTAATGGATTAAAAAATGTAAATCCAGATAATACAGATTTAATTGATAATGTTAGAAAGGAACATAATTATTTGTTTGATGTTGAAGATCTAGATTCACAATATAAATTTTCTAAATCAGTAAATGAATCAGATGTGGAAAGACTTTATCATAAGGAAAATAATTTTCAAACAAGTATGAGAGGTATTAAAGTAAGAGGGGTTTTTGATACAGTTGATGAAGCTAGAATGAGAAGTGAGTTTTTAAAAAAACAAGATAAAAATTTTAATATTTTTATTGGACAAGTTGGTTGTTGGTGTCCATGGTCACCAAATCCCGACGATTTAAATAATCAAGAATATTCAGAAACACAATTAAATACATTGATGAAAGAATATAAGAAAAATCAAGAATCTAAGGATGACATTTTTGAAAAAAGAAAATTAGATAGTATAAATTCTTCTAAATTAGAAGAAGTTAATGAAGATGATGAAAATATCACAGAAGTTGAAAATAAAATGTCTGAACTCGATACTGTTTTTACAGAAAAAGATCCTTGGACACAAAAACAAGATTCAAAAGAATAAATTCAATTTATTTTTTCTATTATTATATTAATAATGAAAGCAATTGCAATATTTTTTCTATTTATTGGTATTATATTAGTTATACAAGCATATTATAAAAACATGACAATCTGTCCTGAACAGGAAACAATTATAAAATACGTACCAAGAAGTATATATGAAGATCAAATGAATGACGAACAAAAATTAACGGAATTTTATAAAGTAATGTTTGATGGTTCTGAAAGACAAAAAACAGATAAAGAAAATCCTGATTCAAAAGAAAAACAAGTAAATAAAATAATCGAAACATAATTAAAATATTAAATATTTATTAGATTAATGTTGAATAATATAAGTTCTAAACTATATGATATTATAAATGAAGATAAAGAACTTGAAATAAAAAAAAATATAACTGATTTTAAAAATATGATAGAAGATTATTATAAAAATAAAGATGATANTGATATNGATATAATTGATAAAAAAATGTATTACGATACTATNTATAATAATCCTCGTATTATTCAAGATGAATTATATAATGATTATTATATTCGGCGAAAAGAAATATATGATGAANTATTAATAAATTATGATATTATTAATATAAAAAAATTGGCAAAATTTACAAATTTTAANTATGATATTATAGAGGAAATATATACTTACAATATAGAAGTAAATAAAAATTTTNNAAAATTTAGTACTAAAAAAGAAAATAATCATGATAAATTAAAAATAAAAAATTATATTAATGAAAATATTAAAAAGAATGATACAGATTTTGAAATTGAAGAAGAAGAAGTTAAAAATTATGATGAGAAAAAAGAATTAAATGATATTCGTAATGAAGAAAAACAAGATAAATGTACTGATAAAAAAACAAAAGAATGCAAAGAAAAAGGCAAAGTATGTAATCCCGATTCTGGAAGATGTGTTGCTAAATTAAAACAAAATGTTAAAGAAAAATTTGATACACAAATTAAAAATGATGTAAAGGAAGATATAAAAGAAGACATTAAAGATGATGTAAAGGAAGATATAAAAGAAGACATTAAAGATGATGTAAAAGAAGATATAAAAGAAGACATTAAAGATGATGTAAAGAAAGATATAAAAGAAGATAAATGTACTGATAAAAAAACAAAAGAATGTAAAGAAAAAGGCAAAGTATGCAATCCTGATTCCGGAAGATGTGTTGCAAAATTAAAAAAATAAAAGAATTGCGTTAAATAATTTATATCATTTATATTAACTATTTATATATAAATGGCTAGTAATAATACACAAAATAATATGTCAACTTCATTAAATAATATTAAAATTAATAAAGAACAAAATAACAACGAAGAATTAAATGATAAAAATATAAAAGAATTATTTTTAAATATTAAAAATAAAACTAATCAAGAAAATCCTAATATGATGCAACAAAATCCTAATATGATGCAACAAAATCCTAATATGATGAGACAAAATCCTAATATGATGCAACAAAACCCTAATATGATGCAACAAAATCCTAATATGATGCAACAAAATCCTAATATGATGCAACAAAATCCTAATATGATGCAACAAAATCCTAATATGGTGAGACAAAATCCTAATATGGTACAACAAAATCCTAATATGATGCAACAAAATCCTAATATGGGACAACAAAATCCTAATATAGGACAACAAAATCCTAATATAGGACAACAAAATCCTAATATAGGACAACAAAATCCTAATATGGTGAGACAAAATCCTAATATGGTGAGACAAAATCCTAATATGATGCAACAAAATCCTAATATGGGACAACAAAATCCTAATATGGGACAACAAAATCCTAATATGGGACAACAAAATCCTAATATGGGACAACAAAATCCTAATATGGGACAACAAAATTCCAATACAAATGATAATAAAACAGATTTATTAAATAATTTAGATAAAACATTTGAAAAAGAAATGGATAATTTAATAGGAAATTCATCTTTAACTGATATAAATACTTCAAATGATAGTTTTTATAGTAATAAATCATATATAAAAATATTAGCAATAATAGTAATAATATATGTTTTAACTAATGTTAAATTAATATATTTATTTGAAAAAATTATACCAGAATCGATATATATAAAAATAATAGATATCGAAAAATATATATATTCTGTTATTTTTGGTACAGTAGTATATTTTCTTTATAAATCAAAGTATATATAAATTAATTAATATTATCAATTGAACATTTTATATCAATACCGCTTATATTATTTTCATTATTAGAAATACCTTGGACATCATAATCAAAATCATTTAAATTATTTTTATCAAAATTTTCTTTACTAAATATATATCCATTTTGTGCATCATCAAGATATTTTTCTGATATAAAATCGACTAAAATTTTATTTTGATTATTTGTTTCATATTTTTCCATAAAATTTTCAAACAATTTATTTTTCATATTAATATTATATTTATCATCGATTCTAGTATTAACAATATCTTTAGATTTTTTTTTACTATATATTTCATAATATATTAACATTAATACCATTGCATATATAAATCCAGAAACATAATCATATATACATAACGATGTTATTAAAACAGCAAATACTAATTGTATATGTGCTAATTTCATTTTTTCGTAAAATGGAAAATCATCCATTATTAATATTAATATAAAAACAATTAAACCAAAACCTCTAAGTAAATTGTGTATCATTTATATTATTTCTCTCTATAAAAACTATATAAAAAAAATGAATTTATTATATAAAAAGATATGATATATAGATAAGTGTATAATGAATAATATTATATCTTTATATGGATATGGTATTGAAAAATTAAATAATGAAAATATAATAAATGAATTAAAAGAAGAATTAACAGTAATACCAAAAAATTTCAATACACCAGATAAAATAAAATTCGCAATTTATAGTGAAAATAATAAAAGAGTATATATTCCAAGATATTATGGTTTACAGAAATTTGGTATTCCTTCAATTAATAAATTAAATGAAGGCGAAGACTGTCCTAGTTTAATTTTTAATGGTGAATTAAGAGAACAACAAAAAGAACCAGTTAATAATTTTATTGAAGCAGCAAAGAATCCATTAAAAATGGGTGGTATTATATCAGTACCTTGTGGATTTGGTAAAACTATTATGGCTGTATATATTGCTTGTTATTTTAAAAAAAAAACCATGTTTGTATCTCATAAAGATTTTTTGAATCANCAATTTTTAGATTCGGTAAAACAATTTGTACCAAATGCTAAAATTGGTAAAATTAAACAATCTAAAGTTGATGTAGAAAATAAAGATTTNGTAATTGCATCACTTCAATCTTTAGCAATGCGCGAATATGATATTAATATATTTAAAAACTTTGGACTTGTAATTATAGANGAGGTACATCATACAGGAGCGGAAGTATTTAGCAAAGCATTTAAATATATGAATGTTCCAATGATTTTAGGATTAAGTGCAACATTAAATAGAAAAGATGGATTAAGAAAAGTATTTGAAAATTATATAGGTAAGTCTGTTTATAAACATATTGATAATGAAAAAATAGAGGTTAATGTTGAATTACATAAATATTTTGATACAAATATCAATTATTGTAATAATTTATTATTATGGAATGGTAAACCAAATTCTGCAGCAATGATTAATAATATATGTAACTATGAAAAAAGGACTTTATTTGTATATAATTTAGTTTTAAATATTTTAAAAAATGAAAATAATAGAAAAATATTAATATTAAGTGAAAGAAGGAATCAATTAAAATATTTTGAAAAATTATTTGATAATACAGATTATTCAATTGGATATTATATTGGTGGGTTATCACAAGATGTTTTAAATATTTCTTCTAAAAAACAAATAATTTTAGCAACATATCAAATGGCCGCAGAAGGTATGAATATTCCAACATTAAATACTGTTATATTTGCGAGTCCAATATCCGATATTCAACAAGCAATAGGAAGAATACTACGAGAAAAACCAAGTGAAAGAACATATATTCCATTATGTATAGATATATGGGATCAATTTTCATTATTCATTGTTAAAGGTTTTACACGTATTAAATATTATAAAAAAAATAATTATACATTAAAATATTTTAGTGATAATCAAGAAATTATATATCAAGATAAAAATGAAGAAACAAATAAAAAACTTGAATTTATTCAAGATTGTTAAGTATTTATTTCTTTATTTAAATTAGATTAGATGGATTATAATAATATTATAATATTTCTTATATTTTGTTTAACATTATCATTAATTTATACTAGTTATNTAAAATTTGAAACAAAATATAGTATTCAAGATAAAACTAAANCTAAAAAAGAAATNGAAGATTTTTTTATTGACGATTTAAGTATTGAAAAATTTAATGAAAATAGTGAAGCATTTAATGATAAAGAAGGTTTTGTTAANGAATTAATAATGTCCCAAAAAAAAATAAATAATGAATTTGAATATTTAGATGTANCAATTGAAACAAAAGAAAATATTATTAAACCAGGGGAAGAATTAATAAAAAAACACGATTCCAATCTTTCTAAATTAAATAATATTTATAACAATTATAATAAAAAAGAATCTAATTATACATATGAAAAAACAAAAAAATTAAGTACAGATTTACCAATTGCTAATTTACATACTAATATATTATTGAAAAATGAAAATAATAATATTAAATTATCTAATTTAAATTTATAAAATATGTTCTTTTATCAACAATATATTTATTGTAATAGTCGTTTTTTATTTTAGTTTTGTATATATATTCTAATTCTTGAATACTTAATAAATTAATATCTGTTGATACATTTTTATTTTTACCAACACTTTCTTTAAAATTATTTATAAAAAGTTTTATTATATCTTCAAATTTATTATCATTAATATTTGATGTTGGTTCTATTAATTTAATAAATTCATCATATTTTTTTTTTATAGTAGTATTAGTAGATAATATTTTTATAAATTTATCAATATCAATATATATACACATTAAATTTTTATTATAATTTGTTGTAGTACAGTCATATATTTCGCTCTTATTTACAATTTTTCCTTTAGGAGATAAACCATCAAATTTATACCATTTATTATCATCACTTAAACTAGTTCTAATATAAGAAACCCAATGTACAGTATCTAAATCGTTTTCACCATATGCATGAATGTCATATTTATGACACACGTTGCCAGCAACAAATCCTAATAATTTTCTAACACCTTTTATAACAGCGTCTTCACTATATAATATTTTATCAATATCAGTTTTATTTGATAAATGCCTTGTTTCAACTGTTAAATATACATTATTATTAAAAAATGTATGTGATTTTGTAATAATATCATATAATAAATTAAGTGTTAATTGAGAGTCATATCTGTTTCCCCAAACTAAATCATCGAAAAGTTTATATAATTGAGTTTTATCAAATAAGTTTTTATGCAAATTTTCATTATATAATAATGTATTTTTTTCATTATTTTCACTTTTAATATATTTATAATTGTAAACAATATTATTAATATATATATCATTATATATATCTTTGATATATCCATTATTAATTCTTGTGTCATCAAGTAATAAATACTGAAATATGATATATGGATGAGAAGATAATAGATACAACGATGAATTAATCCAACAACTATTATTTTCATTATCATTATCGAGTGGTTTTAATATATATTTAGAATAATTATTAATAATCATTGATTTTATTTTTTCGTCCATTCTAATAATTAACGATTTTATTATTAATGATATATATATCATATGACAAATAACTTGCAAATGTTAACCATAATATATAAGGTATTAATAAATAACTAGCAATCTTATTGAAATAATAAAATTGAATAAATGTTATAATGGCAAATACTAATGTTAATAATACAATGATTAATGCTAATATTAAATTATCTAATTTTAGAAATATAGGTGTATATGAATAATTAATTATTAAACCAATTATTGGTATAATATAGTTATAATAACTATTAGTATTTATTCCATAATAATAAGAAATACCTATCAATAAATATAATATTGGCCATACAATGCTAAAAATATAATTTGGAGGCATTACTTTAGATTTATTCAATTTATTATATTCTTTGTCTGTTTTAAAATTTGAAAAATTAGCAATAACAGTTCCAAGTATTAAAGGAATAAATATAGATATATATTTTAAATATTGCATTTATATTTTCTATTATTTAATTAGATAATATAAAAATATGTATATATTAGCTACAATATTTCTGATAATATTTGTTATTATTTTAGTAATATTACATTTTGCCGCATTAATTACATCATTTTATTGTTTTAAACACGGAGTAAATATAGCAAGTATTACTGGATTTTTAATAATGATTTTCATGGGACCATTTTTCTGGTTTTACTATGCTTTTGCAAAAAATTATTGTAAAGAATTATATAATGTCAATCCAATGGTTCAAAATAATGTTAATCCAGCGTCATAAATAAATTTAAATAAACTTTGAATAATAAAAAAAATGATCATTCTTTTTTAAACTTTTTCTTAATAATGAAAAGAAAATATCAACAAGTAGATAATGATGAAATTGAACTTGACCAAGTTGATTTAAATGAAATTAATAATTATATTACAAAATGGTTTAATGATAAAAATATTAAAATTATTGATAATTAGTATTTACACATAAATAAATTATTTTTATCGTTTAAACAAGTTATTCTAATAATTATATTTACAATAATTGTATTAATTATTATAAAATATAATAAATTTATCAATATTTTAATTATAAAATCTAAAAATTTTATAATTAATGTCATCAAAATTAAATAAATATATGATTAATTCATTTTTTTAATTTATTTTTATTACAGGTGTCCATTTTTTGAAATCATGATTATATTTACATTTGAATTTTAATAATGTTGATGCATTTGTATTTTTAAATGCAATTCTTAACAATTTACTTGTTGTTAGTGTTGATACATTTGCAATACCTATACTTTTTTCATTTTGAATGTTCTCTTTTAAAAATAAATTATATACATCTGCTTCACTTGTTTTATTAATCCATAAAATTTTTTCATTTTCACATACTTCTATTNTTTCATTTTGAATTATTGTACTATCTATTTTATNTTCTTTAAATTCACTAAAATCTTTATTTAATACTTTAAAATTTGTTTCATCTTTTACTTCTCTTACAACTGATTTTATACTTTCTTCATTAAAATTAAATAATATTGGTTTTAAATTTGTTCTATAATTCCATAAATAAATACCTCTACTAGTATAGTTTAATTTTTTGGAAAGTTCCAATAAGTTATTGATACTATCTTTGTGATAATTATAATATACTTTTACTTTATAACTACATACATCAATTATATCATCTTTTATATATTCATTTTCTAAGAGATTATATAGTATTTTTAATCTACATGATAAATCTATATTTTTTAAATGTTCACCTTTATAACTAATAATATCATTAAATACCATTATCCATTTTTTATCAAATGTTTTTATCATTTCGCCATCCAATAATGTATTTTCAAATAATGATATATCGAATAATCCNTTAACTAAAATAATTCTGGGTTTTTGATAATTTGGATGTATCTTTTTATCAATAAAATATATTATTGGAATATCATTATATTTTGTAAAAAATATNTAATATGGATTTCCATTACTTCTTAAACAACATAAATATTTATTATTTTTTATATATNCTGCACTATTTTCATTTAATAAATAATAATGNTTTTGAATAATTTTTAATCCATATAATTGATATAATTTATTTAAAATAATATCTTTAAAATCATTTGATTTAATATTAAAAGCAATTCTATCAGCAAATGAAATAATACCAGTATGCATAATTAATTTATATTATTTATAATATATTAATCAATTTTTATATATTTATTAATAATAATGACAAAAAAAATAGAAAAAAAATATAGTTGGTATTATAATTGGACTTTTNCATATATATTTATTTTTTGGTTTTAAAATAATATCTAAATCAAATATAAATTATCATATAAATTTTATAATACATTGGCATCATTGGTTAATTTGTTTAATAGCATTTTGTTTTTTATTAATAATTACTAAAATAGAAAAATTTAAAAAATTAAAAAGATATAAATATTATTTATCTGGATATTTAATTACAATGATAATTCATGGATTATTATACGAAGATAGATTTGATTTTAAAATTTATAGATAAATAATTTTTTAATATAACATTTAAATAGGAATGGCTATATATACTAAAATAAAAACTAGTTTAATTAATGGTAGAAAAAGAAACATTTATACTAAAAAAAATTCTCAAAAACAATATATTAAATCTAAAGGAAGAATGATAAATCTTAAAACTTATTTTAAAACTGTAAAAAGAAAAATTGGAGGCGATGATAGTTCACCATTACCAAAACCTACTAACATTTTTCAATCACCAAATAAAGTTTCACAAAATTCAGAAAGTATAATTCATGAATCAAATGTTAAAAATAACAATAATAAAGAAAATACCAATTTATTTAATTCATTTTTAGAAAATATACTATTAACTAAAAAAAGAATATTAGGTGGAAAAAAATCTAAAAAATCTAAAAAATCTAAAAAATCTAAAAAATCTAAAAAATAAATAATTTAATGCGTTTTTTTTTCTTTTACTATAGTAGGATATTATAATGGGTGAATATAAATTAGTAGGTAAAAAATCGGTAATGGGTAAAAAAAAATTAACCTATTCTAAAGCAGGTTCTAGAAAACTATATGTTAAATCTAAAGGAAGAATGATGAATATTGTAAAATACAAAAAAATGAAATTAAAAGCAGTTGCGAAATCGGTAAAAAAAGTGGTAAAAAAAGTTGTTAGAAAATCTAAAAAATCTAAAAAATCTAAAAAAT